GGAATGTAGTTATTACAATCCTCTCTTACATGCTGCTCTGCAACATATCTTGTATAAACAGGTTTACCATCTGAATTGACAAATACTGCCCCAAATTTTCTTTCACATTCAAATATACCCTCACTATGATGACGAAACATTCTGTGTAGGTGACTACCCACCCATCCTTTAGTTTCATCCATCCAGTTATGTATATCTATGTAATCATCAGGACACCCACCAAACTTCTTAACAGAAGAATTGGCATGAATATTTGGGTGTGCCATTAAAAGAATTTTTGTTTATTTTCAATGTTAAAGTCACAATCATAATAATGATCTTCTGTAACACGTTGTGTGTGAGCAATTTTAACTTTCCATGGAGCTTTTGTACAATCAATATCCATTATACCATATCCTCCATCATTGTTAATCCAATCCCACTCTACATTGTCACTAACCATATCATATAATAAATCATCCCATTCTGACTCTACTTCTTGAGTCATTTTAAGGTCAATTTTATCTTCATTATGATCTAGAAAAGCTACTTCATCTATACATCCATCATCACCACCTCCACTATAATGTATTGAAATTTTTGATATATTGTGATCTTTAATCACTTGAACTGCTAGGTTTCTTTTTAGTTTTGTTTCCATTTTTAATTAACTTAATTTCTACACCTGGATTCTCCTTATCATATTCATAAGGTTCAAAT